GTATTAGCACCACGAGTAGCTGTAATAGCAATGGTTCTAATTACTTCTCTGTTGATTTCAGCAAGAATTTCTGTGGTAAGAATGTTAGCTAATTCAGTTTCAGCATCCAGACCATGAATGGCGCGTAAATCTTGGGCCATTTCTTGTGAGTATTCAGCTTTTAGCGCACGAGATTTTGCAGTAACGGACATTGATTCGATACTGAAACTCATTTGTGGAATTGCAGTATTACCAGATGCACCTAGGGCTTCGGATTGAGCAGTTGACATACCACCACCAAAGTTGTAGATACCTTCTTCGGCAAGGTTAGCTGTTACTGATGTAGTCCCTGGTAGTGTTCCAACATGTTTATTACCAACAGTGTTAGCACCAGAAAGAACAGATGCATAAGAAGTATTAACTTCATTATAGAATGTTTCCGTGCCGGATTGATTGGTATAACGTGAACGCATGGCGAAGATAAGACCTGTAGGACCAGTCATAGGCTGAACACCACAAACATCATAAGCCATAATGTTAGGCATAGTTCTACGGACCATAGAAATTAATACAGGATCGTAATTATCAATACTAGAACCAGTTACGTTAGTTGGCACGCCAGCTTCTAACAGTGAACGTGGGTTATAAGACCCAGTTTCTCTAATTGCTTTTTCAGTATTTTCTAACAGAGTAGCTGTAACACTTCTACGTCTAGCATCAGTAATTGGAGGAAGACCTGCAACTTCTAGTAGTGGTTTCCATCTTTTTACGATTTCTTCATTAAGTTCCATTTAAATAACTCCTTGTGTTTAATTATATATATTTTTTATTAGATTTTGGTAGTTCTAGCGATGGCGTTAATATAACTTGCCATTGCAGGATCAGTAATTTGATCGGTATTAGAACTGCCTTTTGCTTCCTCAGTTAAAGAAGCAATTCCAATCACTTCTTCTTGCTCTGTAATGACATCATCACTACCAGAAAAATGAGCTTCTTTAATAGTTACTAATTTAGATTGAAAATCATCCATATCTTGATAACTTAGATTTTCGACTAGAGTTAGGAATTTTAATGAATCACTTTCAGTTAAATCTTTAGTCATTCCTATAATAATAACGTCTCTAACTAATTCTTCATTAGTCGTAGCTAATTCAAAGTTTCTATTTTGAATAGCGTTCATTTCTTGTTTAATAGTTTCTAGTTCTTTTTCTAATTCACCTAAAAGGTCATATTTATCTTCTGGAACATCGACATAATGTTCAGTGAATAATTTATGCATACCTTTCATGAAACTTTCCTGTAGATCATATTTAATTGAATTTTCTACAGCAAGTTTATTTGCTTCTACCCATTCATTAACAGTATGAGTTAGATATTCATCAATACCCTCTGCTAATTCAGTTTTATATTCTTCAGCTAGTTCATTAAATTGAACTTCTTGTGATTCTTGGAGTTTAGCAGCATCAATTGTTAATCTTGCATTAACAGCACTTTCAATTAATGTAGAAACCTTAGTTTTAAATTCTTCTGATAATTCAGATTCAGAGAACATAGCATCAACATCTTCTTTAACTGGGGATGCTTTTGCTCTAATAGTAGCTGCATTTCCAGCAGCAGCGCCGGGAGGAACGCCAAGATCAGCATTTGGACCGAATTGAGCCATTGATTGATTGAAGAAATCAACTAATTCTGATTTTTTCATACCATTTAATGATTGCATCATACCAGAAAGCATGTCAGATTTGGTCATACCATCTGCTGGCATTGAATTTGGTTTTAATGTATCGGATGCGGCTGTTTCGTCTAATTGCATTTCATTTTCATCTTTAATTGACATGTTTTCTTCCTTACATTTCTTTATTTAAGTATATATTATTATTTAAATTTTGATTTGATTTCATTAATGAACATATTGAAAACAGTTAATGCTTTTTGTTCATCTAATTTTTTACCAGATTTTTTAATTTTATCTGTTAATTCTTCTAATACCCAGGAATTAGCAGCTTCATTAAAAATCCAATCTCGACCTTCCATGATACCATTCATTAATGCATTAGGGGCAGATGGATCAAATACGATATCGCCGGCAGTAGCAAATCTTAAATCAGATTGCACTTCCATAATACCATTACGTTCTACTAATGAACCCATACCTCTTGTAGACATACCAATTTTAATTTGTTCATCTAGTAGATTTTTAACAATTCTACCATTAGGAGTATCTAAAATTTTAGCTTTACCGATATAATCATTACCACTTCTGGTTAAGGATTCAATATTATGACTAACTAATGGAAGATTGATATTGGGTGAATCTGGATGGCCGAGTTCTCCTAATGCTCTTTTAGTATTAATAGATTCATTAATATATCTATTAACCTCTTTTTCAAGAACATTCATGGGATAAATTCTATGATTTCTGTTTGGTATGGAACCTTGAATGAAAATACCTTCTACATAGTAATTTTTCTTATTACTAGCGCCAGTTTCCTCTATGATTATAGATACGTCCTCTATATTTTCTCTTAGAAATTTCATTTTATCCCCTATATGCTATTTTTGTTGCATAAACATCAGATGAACTATTAGCTGATAATAAATCTGATGGTTGTTTTTCTACAAGTATATAATTTGGATTTGATAGAAAAATAGATGACTGATTTGCTCCAGATGAATTAGCAAGAGTTATTATAGCATGTTGAGTATGTGATGAAATGTATACTAAAGTAGCATTACTGACAGTATTGCCAGTTGTGCCTAAATAAATTGTATTTGATAATGGTTTTAGTATATTCACAGTATTATTCCTTATTAACTATTGACATGGGCATCTTCGCCTCTATTGTAGGATGCTGGCATTTGCTGTCTATTTGTCCGTTCTGGAATTGATGTATCTCTAAATGGCAATCCATTTTCATTTTTTACTGGATAGTCAACTACATTGATTGTATGCTTATCCTCAAATTCTTGTTCATCACCAGATTTTGGTAAATATCCCCCCTTGAACATATCACTAGCTACTCTTGGTCGCATCGATTCTAATTTAGATGATACTTTAGATGCTAACATATTATTAACAGAATTAACAAAATCTGTTGCATTTCTAGCTTGGGAAAAATTAATCAAGTCTTTACTTTCATTGATATTATTTCTATTATATTCTTCACCTAATCCACTAATATTCCCATCATGATGACCACCTTCATTATGTGATATATAATGACTTTTTCCACTTCTATCTTTTTTTATTTCATCATTAGCATAAGATTTTGCATCATCTAAAGTTTCATGTGGCCCAATATTTTCCCATACAGAACTACCAAAACGTGGATGGTTTAATGTTCTCCCTTGGACCATAAATCCATGTTTAAAACTACCATCTTTTTTTCTAATTGCATTAGGAACGTATCTTACACGATATTCTTCTCTATGAGATTCGTCTTTATTTTCATTAATCATTGTCATGTTTAATTCCTTATATCTAAATAATATTACTTGTTTACTTTATTTAGTGTTATTAGATTTTGGTTTAGGTGCTGGGGTCGCGGCTTCTGGATCAGGGGACATTTGTGCCTGTTGCAACTGAATTTTCATTTGTGACTGTGCCTGCATTTCCCCAATGGTAATATCTCTTTCCGCTTGATGGAATTGTCTAGCATCTTCTTTCTGTTTATCAATCTCAGCATTTGCATCCATTTGACCAATTTCTTCATTGGTCTGTTTTAGAATTGTTTTTCTAATATAACTTTCATCATAATATTTACCAATATAAACTTCGGCTATACTAGCTAGATTAAGTCTTTCCTTCATAATTTGAGTTTGTTTTAATTCAGCAAAATAATTATCTACAGTAAATGAGAATTTCAATTCCTCTTTTAAGAATTTCCAGTCATTACTATTAATAATCTTTTTAAGAATTAATTGTTTTTCTAGAAAGCTAAGGAATAATCCCTGAAATCTAGTTCTCATTCTTTGTATCATTTTATAGAATTTAACTTCGTCTCTACTAATACTATCAGTTTGTCCAAATACAAATGGAGAGTCTGAGTTTAATCTATTGGTAGGAATATTTAATGAATTATATAATGCTTCCTTGAAATAAGTAATATCAGAAATATCACCTAAATTAGATGCCCCAGGAAGTGTGGAAATTTCTGTTCCTCTTCCACCTTCTCTACGTGGAATCCAATAATCTTCAAGCATTGTAGCAAATTTACGTTCGTCTCTAACTTCGCCAGTAGATGCATCATATACTAATTTATTCTTATGTTTTACCATCATATCCCGAACATGTTGTTCAGCTTTTGCTTTTGGTAAATTTCCAATATCAATGTAGAAAATACGTCTTTCTGGGGCACGGGAAATTCTGTAAATTAATGCAGAATCTTCTACCGCTCTGAGCATATTCATTGGCCGAATTGCTTTATGAAGATATGATAAAACCATTTGATTACTTTTATCAGTTAGGCCAGATGTGCAAAATACGATTGAGTCTTTGGCAATTTTTAGACTATATTGGGCGTTAAAATCTTTACCTGATGCATTAGATTTATTTGAGAATAGAAAATATTCTGTAACTTTCTGTTTTGGTATATCACCATTATTAGATTGTTGAACAAAGTTTTCACCTTTAAGAGTTCTAACTTCTCTAATTTTTCTAATGTTTCTTGGGTCAATATTTCTTAATTCTTTAATACCACGACTAAGATTTTTTTCATCTACGATTGCATGATAATACAATCTGCCATCAATATACCATTGTCTAAAAATTTCATATGCTCTGTTATT